GCCACATCAGGTGTTACAGAAGTAAAAAATACATCTGGAACAACAATTCTTTCTTTACAAGCACCTACACAAACAACAGCTGAAACAGGCACAGAAAATACTCAAGTAATGACTCCATTGAGAACAAAACAATCAATAGAAGCAAATGCTGTTACCACTGTATCAGCAGGAACTGGAATATCAGTTGCATCTTCTGGAAATACCAGAACAGTATCTACTAATTTAACATCAGGAAATGGTATTAGCGTTTCTGGAGCAACAGTATCTGTTAAAAATAGTTTTTTAAATAATACAAGTTCTGCTTTATCATCTGGCAATACATCAAGTTTTACTAATAACACTGGTTATCCTGTTATCATTTCAGGAAGATCAAACACAACTTCTGACAGCAATTTTACCTTATCTTTCTCTGGTGGAAGTGCCACATTAGATATGCGTGATGGTGACAGTGGTACTTATGATGTATTTTCTACATTGTTACCAAATGGAGCAACTATATCTGGTAATAACTTTACATATGTAGCAGTACAAATGAGGCCAGGTTAGTGGCAATAGGTAAGCTCAAACATAAGCTCCATATTCAAACCCAAACAAGAACAAGTGATGGAGGTGGATCACAAGCAGTTTCTTACAGTGATTCTTTTTCTGTTTTTGGAAGTATTATGCCTAAAACAGGGTCAGAAAGAGTGTTTGGGGATCAGTTAGAAGAAAGAATCACACATATAATCACAACACGATTCAACAGGAATATAACTTTCAAGAACAGAATACAGTATAGATTCAACAAAGAAGGTGCTTCTCACACAAGGACATTTAACATTAAAAGAGTTATCAACAGAGATACAAGAGATAGATATTGCGATATCCTTGTAGAAGAAGGAGTTGCGACATGAAGATGTCAGTTAGAGTGGTTCGTAGAAATAAAAAATATGTTCAAACAAAAAAACAAATACGATCACAAGTGC